GCCCGTATTCTGGCATGGCTTGCCGAACAAGATAATCTCACTAATGCATTTATCAATGGAGAAGATGTCTACGTTCAAATGGCATCCCGTATTTATAACAAAGACGAGAAAGATATAAACAAGGAAGAACGGTTTGTTGGCAAGACTACTATCCTTGGCGCGGGTTATGGCATGGGAGCGGTACGGTTTAGGGAACAGTTGAAAACATTTGGGGTTAATATTGAATTGGACGAAGCTAGGAGGGTCATAAAAATATACAGGGAGGCTAATTATAATGTGACCTTTTTATGGCGTGATGCTCAAAATATGCTGGTTAATTTAACCCGTGGAGATGCTGTTTCTTTTGGTCGTGATAATCTGTTGTCGATAGATGTAGAACATTGTGCTCTTCGGTTACCTTCTGGTTTATTTATGCGGTACGAAGATTTACGGGCAGAAAATGTAATTACTGAATTTGATGGGATACGTGCTCAAACTATCGAATATAATTACAAAACCAGACGAGGCCGAACCCGCATTTATGGTGGGAAAGTTATAGAGAATGTTTGTCAAGCCTTGGCTCGTTGTATCATTGGTGAGCAAATGTTAGAAATATCAAAGAGATACAAGGTTGTATTGACGGTTCACGATTCCGTTGTGTGCTGTGTACCGGACGAAGAAATTGAGGAAGCACGGAGTTATATGGAATCTTGTATGTGTATAGTGCCTGAGTGGGCTGACGGCCTACCCATCGACTGTGAATCGGGTGTGGGCAAATCTTATGGAGATTGTGGTTGAGTATAACTCCTTGGTCTTTCAGCAAAATAAAAGCATTCGAGCAATGCCCCAAACAATTTTACCATATGAAAATTGCGAGGGATTATGTTGAATCTGAAACCGAGGCTATGTTGTACGGTACCGCATTTCATACCGCTGCCGAAGAGTACATACGAGACAACAAACCGATGCCCTCGCAATTCGGGTATGCGGTAGCTGCATTAGATAGACTCCGGGCAAAGCAAGGTAATAAATTATGTGAGTATAAGTTAGGGCTTACCAAGGATTTGGAGCCTTGCGGGTTCTCTGATGAAGATGTTTGGTTTCGAGGCATTGCAGATTTAATAATATTGGATGAAGATGTTGCTTGGGTAGTAGATTATAAGACCGGAAAATCTGCGCGATACGCCGATAAGGGCCAATTGGAATTAATGGCTCTGGTTGTTTTCAAACATTTTCCCCAGGTTGAAACAGTTAAAGCGGGTTTGTTATTTGTTGTATCTAAAAATTTGATTAAGGACGTATATACAAAAGAACAAGTTCCTGCCTTATGGGAAAAGTGGTTAGCTGATTATTCAAAAATGGAACAAGCCTTTAAAAACGATGTGTGGAATCCAAAACCAAGTGGGCTATGTAGACGGCACTGTGCTGTCGTTGAATGCGCTCATAACGGAAGAAACTAATGCCTTATACAAAATCCCCGCGCCCTTATAAACACGAATACCAAATGCAGAAGAAACGCGGCGAGCATAAAAATCGTATGGAGCGCCAGAAGGCCCGACGCGCGGTAGATAAAAAAGGTGTTAACAGAAAAGGTAAGGACGTAAGTCACAACAAAATGTTGAGTAAGGGCGGTACTAATGCAGATGGGTACAGACTAATGAGTCCTAGTAAGAATCGTAGTCGGAACGGACAGAAACCGAGGAAATAACGTTAGGGGGCATCAACGAAATCAGGAGAACAATTTTGCAGATCATAAAAAATAAAGCTCTGCTGTTGAAATTACGTGACCCACAACAAGTCACTACTATTATACCAAAAAGTCGCAAAGTGGATAACAACAATGTCCTAGTAAAGTGGGGCATTGATGAAACTCATGTCCTAAGTAAACTAAATATTAACGTGCCATCACCCATTGAAGGACGTTACGACTGGCCGGGCCAGCATAAACCTTTTAAACATCAAAAAGTTACAGCAGCTTTCTTAACCAAAAACAGAAAAGCTTTTTGTTTTAACGAACAGGGTACGGGCAAAACCGCTTCGGCAATTTGGGCATCTGATTTCCTGATGAAGCAGGGGCGCATAAAGCGTGTGCTGGTTATATGCCCACTCTCAATAATGGATTCCGCATGGCGCAATGATTTGTTTACCTTTGCTATGCACAGAAGTGTAGATGTGGCTTATGGTTCTCCGGAGAAAAGACGCAAGATAATAAAAAACGGCGCTGAATACGTCATCATAAATTATGACGGTGTAGAGATTGTAGCTGATACAATAAAAAAAGAAGGCTTTGATCTTGTAATCGCAGACGAAGCTACTCACTACAAAAATGCTCAAACTAAACGCTGGAAAGTTTTAAATTCTATCTTAGAAGCCAATCATTGGTTGTGGATGTTAACAGGCACACCCGCTGCCCAAAGTCCATTGGATGCTTATGGGCTGGCGAAATTGGTAAATCCTATGGCTGTCCCTCGTTTTTTCGGTTCATTCCGCGATATGGTGATGTACAAGGTATCAACCTTTAAATGGGTGCCAAAGGAAACTGCCACGGAAACTGTGTTTAAGGCACTCCAACCCGCCATACGTTTTACCAAGAAGAACTGTCTGGATCTTCCAGACATGGTTTATGTCAAACGTGAAGTCGAACTTACACGTCAACAGAAAAAATATTATAAGCAACTTAGAGATAGAATGGTTATGCAGGCAGCGGGTGAGGAAATTACTGCCGTTAATGCTGCGGTCAATATGAATAAACTCCTGCAAATAAGTTCTGGTGCGGTATATACCGATGGAGGAGACGCACTGGAGTTTGATATAAAACATAGATACAAGGTTTTACGCGAAGTCATTGATGAGTCCAGCCAAAAAGTGCTCATCTTTGTCCCTTTCAAACACACTATTAACATCTTATCACGTAAATTAAACTCGGATGGTATCAGCAACGAGATTATTCAGGGTAGTGTCCCAGCTAAGAAGCGGACTGAAATCTTCAAATTATTTCAGGAACAGGATGACCCAAGAGTTCTTGTGCTTCAACCAGCCGCCGCCGCTCATGGTGTGACATTAACTGCCGCCAATACAGTGCTGTGGTGGGGGCCGACAAGCTCCCTTGAAATTTATTCTCAGGCCAATGCTCGGGTGCACAGATCGGGGCAAACACACAAGTGTACGGTTGTGCAATTACAGGGTTCGCTTATAGAGAAACACGTTTACAGGCTGTTAGATAGTAAAATACACATTCACACACAAATTATAGATTTATATAAAGAACTGCTTGACTAGCTCATTTGCTGACATTAGTATGCACTTCCTACCAAGATTTGGGAGAGCAAAATGGGCGACGGGAACGGCGTCGAACTAGAAAAACTAACTAAAGTTTTTTTGAAGATAAAGGCTAGACGCAGTGAGCTATCTGTTCAATTCAAAGAACAAGACGATAATTTAAAAATTCAACAGGATACTATAAAGAAAGCTCTTCTTGACCATTGCAAAGAACACAATGTCGAGAGTGTTAGAACTTCCGAAGGATTGTTTTACAGAACAGTTAGAACGCGATTTTGGACTTCCGATTGGCAGTCAATGTATAAATTTATAACCGAACATGATGTTCCCGAGCTTTTGGAAAAGCGTTTGAACCAGAGTAATGTGAAGCAATTTCTGGAAGAAAATCCCGAGGTTCTACCTATGGGGTTAAATGTGGATTCTGAATATCTCATATCAGTTAGGAAAAAATAATGAATGGCCCATACGTTCCTATTGAAGACTTGGCGCAACATTTTTCAGTTTCAGTGTCCACGATTCGCGGGTGGATAAGACGCAATCAGATTCCAAAGCACACTTATATACGTGTAGGGAACACATATCGATTCTCAATTGACGATGTTTCGGTAGCTTTATCTGCCCCGAAACCGGTTAATCCTAGAAAAGAAGCGTGGGAAGAAGCAAAAATTAAAGAAACAGAAAGATTGGAAGAACTGGACGAACCTGATGAACCTCTTGGTAATATACCTGAAGGGAATTCTACAGGTATTATGACATTGGATACCAAAGAAGATGGGCCGAAGAACGATATCCCCCACGATTTTGACGCAGACGAAGATCTATAAAAACGAATGCCTGAATTTTTAAGACGTCTTAGTATACGTGATAAGAAGTTTAGTGAACTTACGGGCAACAACGAAATAGTTATTAGTCACGAAAATTTTCAGGACATAATAATTATCAACGCAGCCCCTATCTCACGTTCTTATTACAAAGATAATTATGATCCTGACAAAATAGCTGTACCTATTTGTTGGTCTGCTGATACACAAAGACCTTCAGTGGATGTACCAGACGATCAACGTCAGGCAGCTCGATGCATGGATTGTGTTAATAATATAAGAGGTTCTGGTCACGGAAGCAGTCGGGCCTGCAGATTTTCACAACGTCTAGCTGTCGCTATGGAAGGCCAATTAGATATAATATACCAATTACGTTTACCCGCTACTTCCATTTTTGGTGAACCTAAAGATGGGAAGATGCCCATGCAAGCGTATGCTCGGTTTCTCAGAGAGCATAATAGCCCAGCCGTTACTGTAGTTACCAAGATATATTTTGATACCGACAGTGCCACACCAAAACTCTTTTTCAAACCTAATCGTCCTCTGGAGGATGAGGAATTAAAGATGGTTTCAAAGATGATAGATCATCCTGATACCATAAAATGTATAACTTTGGATTTTACACCGTTGTTTGAAAGTACGAGAACGTCCCCGTTTAAAACAATAGACGGGTTTCAATTTGACAAACAGGAGATGACTCATGGTTGAAACTAACCCAGTTTATATTATTGACGATGTAGAAGCTCTATGGCCGCGCATTAATCGCACGTACAGGTTCGACCAAAAAGAAAGACGGTCAGTACCCTGTGAGCCTTTTGATGATGGTGCTAAATACGAAATTAATTTTAAGATGTCCAAAGCACAGGCCAAGGAACTACGTAAAAATATGGTCGAAGCTTACGATAACAAAGTTGGATCAGAAAAAGATTGGCCTGAAAGTTTTGATAATCCGTTTACCAAAGATGAGGACGGGAATTACATTTATAAGGCCAATTTAAAGGGTGCGTATGGTAAAGATGCTACCAGAAAACCCGTTCAATTTGATACCAAGAATACAAAACTTGGTGATGATTTTCTCTTGACCACAGGTAGCAAGATCAACGTTGCCGTCACATTCGCGCCT